GACGTACTGTCCGAACCGGTCAAGCTCAATGCCGTGTGCGTTATAGATGCTCTGCGTCAGGTAGATATACTTTGCGCGGGCTTCTATCTCTGGATGCATGACGCCTACCGCAGCAAACAGATCTGGCACCTGCCCACTTTGTTTCAGCCAGTCAGTGGGCCGCTGTCGTATCAGGGAGAGTAAATCAATATCAACCCATTCATCAGACACCTGTGACCTCCACGTTCGCAGCGGAGAAGGAAGCAAAGGAATTCTCTGCTACTGGAATATTGGTTTCAGCAAACGTGGTGCCGTCTGCGCTCACCGTGACGGTCATTTTCCCGATACCGGTTGTGTTGGCGTAGATATAGCCGTAGATGCGCTGGGTGATCACGTCGTCACCAAGACCAAGTGTCGCGCCATATGCGACAACCCCCTGCTTAATTGCATCCACAACGGCAGCCGGAAGAGGCTCTTCAGTATCAAGCAGAACCACATCAACTTTGACGTAGATATCGACTTCGGTCGGTCGAGAGAAGTTTACCAAGTGAGGGCGCTCGAACCGGTCGTATACAGTGATGGCGATAGAGCCGTAGGTGGCAATGCCTGCACCTTTATACTTCCAGATTGCATCGGCAATATTCTGCTCAAGGCCACCAGATACGATGGTATGAATTGCTTTTGGTGGAATGCTATCCACTGTGGCCATGGTGTCGTTTTCGATGACCTTTGCCAGCGTTACTCCACTTACCTCGGTAATAAGCCGGGTCTCAATGGCTGGGATAGTCGCCGCACCACCTGAAGACGAACGGCTTTGATAAAGTCGCTGTCTGTAGTCAGTATCAGATTCGCGATCTGAACCGGTAGCGCCCTGAACCAGGTTGTTTACTGCAGTCCATCCAGTGATAGCGCTAACAGGATTATTCAGCCCGCCTACCGGGACAACAATTGGTCCGGCCTCGGTAGCTTCAAATATTGCCGGAGAGCCGATCAGCTGCCATGACAGACCGGCTGTCAGCGATACTGCATAGCCCTCGATAAGGTTTTCAGAGGTCAGATGAATGACCGAGCCATTGGCAGTGGCAGAGTACTGGCTTGTTTCGTCAACAACTGCAGCAAGGCCTGTAGCGATGCTGTTAACCGTATCGCCTGATACTTTTGTGTAGGTATGGTCAACGCCGGCAACCCGGATTGTGTATGTGGTTTGCGTGTTGTTCGTTACCCGAACTTCACCATCGAGTAGTGTCGAGCGGGAAATTGAATAGTCAGCCGTTAGCCGGAATTGGTAGTTGCCGAAAGATGCCAGAGATCCAGCGGGAACCAATCGGGACTCCGTTCCGTAAATAACCGCATTGACCTTCGTCGTTGTTTTACCGTGACGCGTAATGCCGCCCATCCAGTCGCCAAGCGCATCAAGAGCGAAACCCTCAGCCGATGCCAGGAAACGACTTGACCATAGCTCTTCCTCCGTCTCGAAGTGAATAGCGTTCTGCTCTGCTTCAATCCCGATCCACTGGCCTGTTGTCGAGTCAGCTTCCCTGTTTACCGGCCCTACGACCGTTTCCATTGCATCACCGATTTCCTGGACCATCTCCGGCAATGTCGGCTTATCAAAGCCTGTTGCAGTAATGTAATCAGCCATAATCACCTTATTTCAGGCATAAAAAAGCCCCGCACGATGGCGAGGCATATTGAAGGGGGTATTACTCAGGGATACTGCACCAACCCGTAATCGGTGTTGGCTGTGAACTCTATACTCAGCTTTCTGTTTGCGCGGTCAAAGTTGTAAGTGAATTCAACAATTCCGGTAACGCCTTCCACCGCAAGAATCTCAGTCCTGATAGCTGAAAGCGCACCATTTAACGTCACCCGCTTGCCAAGCACATCCTGCAGATAAGGAGTGCCAAATTCACTATCAAGAAACCACTCGCCGCGCCACAGGTTGAGCCTAAACTCAATCTGCTGCCTCACCCGTTCCGCGCCGTCTACGTACTGCAGCAGGCCGTTGGTGAATACGACCTTGTTGTCGATCAGTCTGAAGTCGATCATTAGTTTTCCGGGCCTCCGGTATTTCCGCCACTGTCACCTGGGTGACGGTGAGTGCCGATCTTTATTCCATTGATAACAACGTCGCCACTCACCTGCATAGTGCCGGTAATCGTCGCTACAGAAGCCCCACCACCACCGCCAGTCATGCCGCCCTGATAGGTAAATAACTGCTCTACAGTCATCTTTCCCTTAACGGTGTGAAGAGGGGTAATTTCCTCCACCCCGCCCGGAGCATTAATAGTCATCTTCCCGTTAGCATCAAAGGCGATGAACGCGTCACCGAAGTACATACGCATATCGTCGTTGCCCGGCACTGCATCGCTGTATCCGGCACCGGGTATCACGTAGGAGTCTACGATATCGAAACGCCTGGTGTCGTCACTTCCGTCTGTCGCCTGCTGGCACACAATCAGCAGGCACTGATCGCCAGGCTGAACTGGCCCTTTGATGCCCGCCTGCCCGTTGGCAAATTGAGGCCATACCATCCGTAAATCACTCAGCACCGGATAGGCGTTAGTGTCACCGTCAGCGTAAATCTTCTCGCCATCTGGCTTGACCGTCACCTTCCCCCCGCTGTAGCTAACCACTGTGCATGGTAGCGCAGTGTTTACCGTGTCCATTTCCGTGCTGACAAGCCGCCTTAGCGCCTCAACCACATCACTGTTATCTGCCATCAGATGAACCTCAACAGCGCTTCCACGCTCCACTCCTGCCCAAGTGTATCGCCGCTATAACGGGCCTCTTCCACCCTGAAAAACTCGCCATCAATGCCGCGGGACTTCACCTGAACATAAGCGCCAGGGTAAATCGCCGGGTTGAGCAATGACTTCACTCTGTAGCCCTGCACTTCGAGTGTCACCCTGTCTTTAAGCTTCGCGGTCGGGTCTTCAACATCAACCACCGTCCTTACAATGCCTTTCTGCCCGTACTTGATACCCTGCTTAGCGGCAGTCTTCTCAGTCATCGTTTTTGCTTCGCGGCGCGGGTATCCAATCATCCCTGTGTCTTTCGACAGAACAACAGCAGTATCTGCGTACACTCCACCCTTCTTGATGATCTGGATTTCGCTATCCTGTGCGCTCCACTCAAGACCAAGGTAATTGCAAACCCGGTCCATAGCATCTCGCACCCTGCCGTTATAGGCATAACCTCCGACATACTGCTTATCCTGCACCTTGCTAATGCTCATTTTTAATGGCAGGCCAAAGTTCTTGGCAACACCATTAAGTACGGTCATTGCCGAGGTGTTTGGTGGAAATGAAACGCTAATCTTTGCATCACGAAGCGGAATAACACTGTCCCTGAGTTCCATCTCTGTGATGATGTCAGGACCATCCTGATAGGTAAGACTTCGGCATGTGGTTCCGGTAAAGATGGTTATCGCGCCAATGTCGTTTACGTAGCCGGCCTTGATAATGACGATATTGTTTATCGTCTCCATCAGAGTGATTGTGCTGGGCGCGGCATTGTAGATTTTGAGGGATGCTTCGTTAGCGGTTTTGCTGGCAGTTTTCGTGATATCGAACTCAAAGCGGAGGTCTTTAATGCTGACGGCTTCGCCCTGCGGCTGACCTACGATTATCTCACCCGTTCGTAGAAACAAACTCATCTATTTCATCCTTAGTGGCGTACAACAGAAGGTGATCGCCTCCTATCGAATCGATATCTGGTCGCACCTTCTCACCGTAGGTACGGATGAAGTAAATGTCGCCAGTGAAACTATCGAAGCTGAAGCTTTTTAGTAACGGGTAGTTCTGCACCAGTTTCACGCCGGTAATGATTGGCAATGACTCCCGGTCATAGATACCCAGCGACCAGAAGGAGAATCGCTCATTCCAGCGCAGACGAAGTGAGACGGGTGTGTCATCAAACACAGCCTGAAGCGTCTGGTCAGTAAATCCAGCCTGAAAGTTAAGTGGGGTCATGGGGTCACATTGCCTATAATTTTACCGAGATAATCATGCAGTTTGCTTCCGGCACCAGACAGCCCATCGACAGTTTGACTTAATATTGAGCCAGTGTTTTTTCCAACGCTCTTCGTTGGCGTTGCCCGATTGGCTGTCGCTGCATCAGCTGAGTTCGAGGTTCCAGCCTTTGCAGACGCGCTGGATTTTCCTGCGTCCGTTTTCCTGACTCCGACTCCAGGGGGAATTTCTGTTGTTGCTGTGCTGACAATATTTGCCTGTACGGCATCAATCGTGAAGTTCACTGCGTCGCCATCCTCTACACGCCGTGGAATGTTTATGCCCTGTATCAGCATATTTTCGTACGTGTAGTTTTTGGTGTAGATGGTCACCAACTCATTCGACAGATAAAGCGAGTCGAGCAATTTTATCGCTGTATTAACCCGGTCCTCTCCATCAAAGCCAGTGGCTATGGCGTTTGATGCCTGAGTAAGCACACCAGTAATTGGCGCGTTGCTTATCATCCCTGCAATGGTTAGCTTTCGAGGCTGACGGATAATGTGATCTGATATCGGAGAGCCGTTCTCTACCGGGTTCATTGTCACATCACGATTCCATTCGTGTGTTTCCTGATCCAAAGTATCGAATTCAAGATTGCCCACACTTGGGTCTGTAAGCCTGAAGGTGTTATCGCCTGAAGAATTCCACAGGAAGCCAAGCACATCAGTTGCCATGCTAGCCTCCTGTGTTGAAATTCAGCGTATTACCAAGTTTCGTAGACATTTCTCCATAGGCCTCTTGCGCTGACTGCTTCAGCACGCCTTGCTGCTCGGCAGAAGTCCCGGCCGGAACCGTAATATAAACATTGGTGTTCGGCGCAAATGTTCCTCCCATTAGTGAGCGATCTCGGTCATATGCCGCACCGGCACTTCTTGTCATGCTATCAAGAGTATTTGGCGCAGTAAGAATGCTGGATGGCATCGCTAGAGTAGCTTCGCTATCGCGCTGGTTCTGGTTAAACGCATGCCAGTTCTTTGCGGCCCTTTGGAAGGTGTTATCACCTGGTTTGGAGGGTGATGGGTCTGATGCATCTCCACCTAACCACTCTGGCAGGAGGGAGTTTGACCAGTCATTGAATTGCTTCAGCGGGTTGTTCTGAAGTGATTTGTCGAACCTGCCAAGCCATTCATATGCCTCTTTGAATATCTGGACGAGTGCTGTTAGTGAGTCGGTGATTTGGTCAATGCTCTGCTTATATTCGCTTGCTGGACCTATTAATCTACCTAGCACTGACTCCTGACCATTTAGCCAGGAATTGACGTCTTCTCCGATTAGAAACAAAGCAGCAAGCGCGGCAATTATCAAAAAGACCGGGCTGGTAAGGGCTGTAAATGCTGCGGATAAAAGATAAACAGCCCCAGCCAACCCTGCTGCACCCAATACAACCCCAAGCAATTTAACCGCGTTCTCAGCGCCGCCGAGGGCGTCGGTAACAATATCGAGCGAATATTCGACTTTGTCTGCCAGCCAGAGGAATTTGTTGGCGGTCCAGGTTACCGCCCCGCTACTGCGGTTCATTCGCGCAATGAACTGATCCCACTTGTTCCCGGCAATTGTCAGCGCCTGCCCGATAGTCAGGGGCATTTGCTGGAAAGCCTTATCGAATTCTGGCCCGATAGTTTTCAATGCACCGATGATGGCTTTCGTTGTCAGCTTTCCATCGGCCGCCATTTGCTTTAGCTGTTCGCGAGGTATTTTTAACGCCTCACCGATTTTATCCAGCAGCATTGGAGCCGCCTCGGCAAGCGATCGGAACTCATCCCCCTGCAACACACCAGAACCAAGCGCTTGAGCGAACTGCAGTAATGCTGATGATTGCTCTTCAGCCGTTGCACCACCGACAACCATAGCTTTGGATACCGTGTCGGTTATCGATAATAGTTCTTCCTGCGATGTCACAACGCTTTTCGCGGCGTTACCTACGCGCAGGTAAAAGGTGGCGTAGGAGTCGATAGACTGGCGCGAATCAGCGGCATGCTGCGCAACCTCATCGAATGCCGTCGCAGAATCGGTAACGGTCTGACTAAGCATGCCGATACGAGCTTCAAAAGACTGCATGCTATCGGCTGTCTTGGCTATGTTTGATATCGTCATAGCCCCGAAAACGGTAGCTAACACACCGCCAAGCGCACTGAATGACTGGATTGTTTTATCAACTTTCCCGTCGACTTTATCCAGCCCCTTCCCTACGTTATCCGAACCGGTCAGCCCGAGACGGATTAGTAATTCTCGAATAACCATTTACTTCTCCGGTGGCGCGTTCAGATAGTCGGTCATCTCTATGAGAGCATTTAGCTTTAGCAAGTCATCACATGTGACCAGGCCAGACTTCACCTCTGCGACCGTACACATATTTCTCAATATCGGACGCCATACCCAAAGCTCATGCTCAACGTCTTCTCTTAGCTTTCCCGGGTCGCGCCTTTCGCCACCGACTGAATTCTGCTTGCCAGTTCTTCGGGGCTTAATCCAAACAGGGTGAGTGCTTTCGTGAAAAAAGGGGTGAAGTTGAGCTTTAACACCTCCCAGCACAACTCGAAGAAATCGAAAAGTGTGTCCACGGTGAAGACGATATTAATGGCGTTAGGGCTGTCAATTTTCTTTTCGTCAGTCACGCTGAGCGTGGATGAATCGCGAAGAATTGGAAGAATGACTTCTTCGAGTGTCTTTTCATCAATCCCGGCCAGCAACTGGATAGCGTTTGCATCGCTACCTGACGCCAGACCTTTATCAAGAAGCGTTTTGAGTTTGACCAGGTGTTTTGCTGCAGCGAAAGCGTTCATTTTTGCTGCCTTGAACTCTTTTTCACCGATGTTGAAAGTTGTGAATTCCATTGCGGTAATATCCTCAAAAGAAAACCGCCCGGAGGCGGCCTAGTTAGACGTTGTTCCCGCCAATGGAGAACTTAAGGTCTGCTGCTTCAAGCGTGTAAATGCGATCCCCTACTTCGTTGGTAGAGAAAGCCACGTCTCCGAGTTGATAAATCCATGCCTGACCGGCTGCAATCACTGTTCGACCTGAAAAGTCAGTAACCGAAACAGGCAGAACCGCTTTGCCGTCCTCGGTAAGAGAGTCGAGGTTGAACAATGCGGAAATTTCATCGTTGGCTGCTGATGTTTGCAGCAGGTGGAGTTCGATCTGCCCGCGCTTGTCTGTAACGCGAGCTCGGCCAACAGAACCATCAAGACCGGCTTTCGACTCGTAGAAGTTTGCATTCTTACGGGCGGTGATAGAGTCGCCATCACTAAATCCAGTAAGCAGTAGCGGCCCGATAGTGACAAACACCTCGGAGCCGTCATAAGTGCCAGTTAATTCAGCAGACATAATTAGCCCTCGTAGCTGTAAGTCAGTGAACCGTCGATCTGCACCAGCTGGATTGCGCCAGCCAGAAGCGCCACAAACTCAATGTAGAGAGTGCGGGTAGCTTTGATATCAGCAGATACGTCAGCAGCGTTTGGATAGGTAATGCGGAAGCCTGGCGATGTATTGCCATCGCTGTCTCGTTCATCAGGTGCGATGCCCCCAGCCTGCTGGCCCTGAATGAGGGAGCCGTTCAGGTTGTTTACGATCAGCGCAATGCCACCGTTCGTGTAAGGCACCTTCTTCTGGCGAATCATCAACGAAGCCATATTCTTCTGAATGGTGTCGACCTGCCAGTCACGGAAGCGCACCACGTCAATCCACTCGCCAGATGCCACCTTGCCCTTGTTGATGATGAAGGTATTTTCCGCGTACTGCTCGTAGGCGTTAGCGTTCTTCTGGAAGATGTAGCTTTGCTCGGTGTCGCTGAACTTGCTCGGCGTGATTGCGGCCAGTGATTTCAGCGCCCACGTTTCACCGCCCGGAGCAATTGTGAAGCAGCGACCCATCCACGCCATTTCCGGATATTCCGTCGCGGCCGCCTTGTGGGCAATCAGCGAGGTGCGAAGGTATTGAAGGTCCTGCAGCTGCGAAGCAATATCATCATCAGCTGATGACCAGATTTCAGCAGTATCGCTGCAGGCAAAGAACAACTTCGTCTGTGTCTCTGCCCATGCGGCCGCCGACTGGATCAGTGAATCACCACGCTCTACCAGAGCAAATCCATACCAGCCTGGGTCTTCTTGCTGAATAGCATTCAGGTCAGCGTCAAGACCATCAGCAGACCCGGTGGTGGCGATAGTCAGATTTGTCACTGGCTTCACGATAGTTGCGGTGGCTGGCACCTTTACGACCATATGCAGGCCGTCTGCGTCTGCCGTGCTGGTAAACAGCGCATCGATAACTGATTGAGCCGTTAATGCTGTCTTTAGGCCTGTGTAAACGTCTTCGGCATCATCCCCGCTTGCTGCGGTGTAGGTGATGCTCGTGCCATTCACGCTAAACGTGAAGATATTGCCCGTTGTGATAGCGGTGTTGGTTACCGTCAGGTCAACATTCACCGCATTACGTCGACCAACCCATGCCTGATTAGGTCGTGGCGTCTGACTGAACACCGCAGAGAGAGCCTTAAGCGTCTGCGAGTCCAGCCCATCCTGTTGAGCTGCGCTGTAACTTGAATATTTTCGGATGCGCTCACTGAATGCCGTAGTCGGCGAAACTGCCAGCGGAATGCCGAATGATGCCTTCGCGATACTCGCTGTATCCAGCGAAATATTCACGTTGGCAATCTGGCTTAGATTTGCCATTGATGAAGCCCCGTATTGATTAGTCGGATGAGACGGCGATTGTGAGATGTGTTTCTATGCCGCCGATGTCGCCAGTCGCATCAACGGTTTCAATGAGCCCAACGTCATCAAGATATTTTCCGGTATAGCGGAAGGTCAGATCGACATTTGCCATAGCTTCGAAATTCGCATCGTCTCTCAGTGCAGTTAGGTCATTAACCTGTGCGCTGTTACTGATAACGAAGTGCTCCCGGCGCATGAGGTATCGGCCTGTCGTTTTCCTGATGTTGTTTATCAGGTCGTCGCAATGCTCTCTCGCACTGCCTCCGTAAACGTTTACCATCACAGTTCCCTCTCGCACTCCGTGCGAAGGCATAACACCGTCATCGTCAACCTCACCATGCTCATCTCTGCCGACTGTAAGTCGTGTGGATACGCGCAACGTGGCATAAGGTAGCGGCAGGCGAGAGTTGTTCTGATTAGCGTAGGCAAGTGGGATAGCGATTAACTGAGACAAAACACGAAAGGCGGCGGACTCGACAGCATCAGGAACAAAGTTTGATACCGTTGTTTCAGCCATCACGCTTCCTTATCACATAATATTTGTAGTGGGGAATGATGCCGTTTTGCCACGGCTCTCGGTGCTTAACTTCGTAGTTAAAGCCGTCGATAACGACAAGAGCCGGCTGCGCCATCGGGAAATCATCGGTAATCTGCAATTTGGCATCGCCATAAAGCCTCCGATAGTCCGTAAGCCTTCGCCCTGCCTCCAGACTCTCAATTTCCTGCGTATCTTTGATGCTCTGCACGCTAAAGGATGCCGTAGACTCAACCATCGCACCGTCAACAACCACACCGTTAACCAGCGTTGATGGTGTCGGCGTAAAAACTGTGAAAGGCCTGCGGAATGGGTTGCTCATTTTGATGTTCCGTATGGATGAATCGCATAGGTCACGCTATTCAGCATCGTGCCGGTATCCACAAGTGGCTTCGACGACTTCTTTTTGACGATCGTGTAGTCAGCGTTTGGCGTCCATTCTTCATTCAGGATGCTTTCTTTAATCAGCTGAACCATTTTTAAGCCCACTGCATTCATCAGTTGAGTCTGATTGGTCTTTCCATCAACAAGTCCGCGCCGACCCTGATAAAAGAACCTGACGAGCTTTTCAACATTCTTATCGAAAGCGTTTCTCATGAATGGGCGCGAGGGAATGGTTTTAGTGCCGAATTCGTTCCAGGTAGCGTATTGAGCGACAAGAACCCCATCGTTTACTTCACCTTTCTGGATGCCAGCAACTACCTCAACAGGCTTCAACTCGCCGAGCCCTACCCTAATTTTTCGCCAAACGGTTTTGTTGTCTTTGATAGTTACAGACACCCGCACCCCCCCACGACTCCGCGAGTCATTATCGAGAAGCCGCCACCTTTCTTCTTACGAAGCATTTGCAGCAGATTCCCGTATGTCGTCCCGCTGAGGTAACTGGAATCGCCCGACACGTTACCGTAGGTGATCGCCAGGTCACCCTCCTTGCGTGAGAGGATGCGACCAGATGATGTGGACCCGTCATCAGAGTAACCGCCCGGTGATGCCATGATGTGCGCAGCCATGAGAGCAAGCGCTACGTTATAGGCGTCGCCGTAGTCACCCTCACAAACGAACAGCGATGCAAGGTCGATATAGCCCTGAACAACCTCATCAGGAACAGCCGCAAATTCAGGCGCTAGCTTGCGGAATATTTCCAGAGGCGTCAGACCTTCAAATGCGGCGATGTTCATTACTTCTTGTCCTTCTCTTTTTTCTCTACCTGGCTGGCGGTTACGGCTTCATCTTTGTCAGCGAGTCGCAACTCACCTTTCGTGATAGACGCCTGAACCGTTTTGTTATCCTTCCAGGAATCATCTACTTCTGCGGTCTGGCCCGGAGCCAGTTTCTGACCTGCGATGTAATAGAGTCGTGCTGATGCGTTGGTAATCTTCATGGATAGTCCTTAGGAAAAGAGGCCGAAGCCTCTTAAATGCCTTTGATGAGGTGCATGGTCAGCGGCAGGTAAACCTGAACGCCGGTAGCGCGGCTGTGGCATGGAATCTTGAATGCCAGGTTGTTAGCCTGTGGAGGTAGCTGCTCAAACGGCTGCGGGATTTCCATAGAGGCGTTGTCAGCATTGCGCTCCATAACCAGGGCGGCCTTAGTGCCTGCGCCGTCGATGTCTTCCAGCTCGTTAACACGAATCCACTGCATACCCGGATACTGGGTGTTGAAGTAGGTCATGTAAGACGTGTTGGTGTTTGGCATCGGCTTGGACAGGATTTTGAAAGCGCTTGGTGGCAGTGCGATAACGTTCGCAGCGTGCAGGCCTTTAGTCACGGTTTCGATTGCCGACACCGCATCTTCCAGCTCACCAGAAGCGATAGCGCCAGTTGTCCAGCCAGCGGAAGTGGTTACCGGAATGTTTGGGTGATCGAGTACACCGACAATCTGATAGTCATCATCGCCATAAAACGCCAGGTCATTAACCTTCACGTCATGTGCACGGCGGGCTGCATTAGCCAGTCGGGTCGGCAGGTTTTTCCCGGTTGCCTGAGAGGCGCGGATTTCCATCAGGCTGTACTCGTAGAAGTTGCCCAGACTGAACACCTTGCCGGTTTCTTCGCGATAGTTGACGCCAACATTTGGCAGGTCGTCAGCATAATCGGCAATGATTCGTGCCATGCCCACTGCATCCCACACGCCGTACGTGAACGTTTTGGCGTACGAAGGGATTTCTGATGTCACCGGGAAGAGAGTGGTCGCCGTCAGTGCCGGGTATTCGACTTCGTACACTTTGGACTTAACAAAATCCAGCTCACGAGCGAGGAAGATAGACTCCCCTTCGTCGAGGCGAATACCGTTAGCCGCCGCGCCATGCTCAATCGCGAACAGGTCCGCTTCGTCGTAATTCATCTGTTCCATTGTTGTTCCTTAAGGTGCTACCGGCTCAGCGGTCTGGTTGCGGATTTGCACTTCTGCGAGGTTCACAGTTGCGCCGGTATGGTCTTTGAATTTGGTGTATCGACCGGTCAGCACCCAGCCCAAAGCAACGGAGCCGCCAGTGTTAGATACCATGCCAGCGTTAGCGCCTGAAGTAAGGACGTTGACCAGTCCGCCAGAGGTTGGCGCGGCAGTCAGATTGGTTACAGCCCAGATGCGGCCCCATGTCATCACGTTAACGGCGTCGCCGTCTTCGTATTGACCGGTCACACAGCCGTATTGGCTGAATCGGCAAATGCCCATCAGTGTTGCGGCATCGCCAGCGGCGGATACTTGCTTAACCACGCGCTTGTCGTTAGCTAACGAGACGCGAGCAACGACATAACCCGGCTTGATTGCGCCGTCAGCTGCGTTGCAACCATCGGTGATTTGGTGGGTGGAGTCGGAACGCATGCCCGGCATTGCGATCTGCATGTCGTTATCGTAGGAAGTTTGAACAGGCATTATGCTGTCTCCTTTTTGCCGTGCAGGCGGGCGAGATATTTTTGACGAGCTGCGACAGAGCCTTTTGGTTCAGCGGCATCATTGCGGGTATCCGCTTTGTCCTGATTGACGATTTGGCGCTGCTGCTCCATAGGCGCGGCCTCAATAGCCATGTCGAAAGCTACGTTGACGTAGGTATCGTCTTTGCCATCGAGCTTCATTGCTGGCTTAAGCTTGGCGACTACCGCTTTCTTAACTGCGATATCGTCCAGGCCGTCGCATTTGATGCCGTGCTTCTCTGCTTTTGCTTCGAGTTCTGCACGGGCCTTAATGGTCACGGCAGCATCTTCGCGGGCCTGTTTTAGCTTGGCTTCAAAGTCATCGGCATCTGCTTTCAGCGTGTCGCGTTCGGCGGTGATCGTTGAAATAGTGGTATCGGCCTCATCAAGCTTCGTCTGCTTGTCAGCGGCATCCTGTTTCAGCGCCTGAAATGCAACAACCACCTCTGCGGCTGCTTCGTATTCAAGGCCGCTGTCTAAGCGGATTTTCTGCATTGTTTTACCTTTTGGTTGGTTGTCGTCATCGTCTAAAGTGATTTCTTCGTCACCGTCGAGATTCAGGGTTGCTACATCACCGGCCCGGGCTTTCGATACGAGGGCAAGGTGATTGATGCGGATGTTTCGTTGAACGGCGTCATACGTCTGCCCATTCCACTCTCCCGGCGTCTCGTCGAGGTCTAGCCGGTAACCGAGGGATAGTTGCTTTGTTTTGCCGCTGGTAGCTGATGTGATTGCGCTTTCGTCGTAGACCATGACAGGCACTTTGACGTTGTCGCCGTCTTGCCTGCCAGGCTCAAGCATGGTGCCGACCATGTGCTTTTTGGCGTTGCGAGAGTTGACCGCGCCGGGGTGTCCGATTGTGATCGGCTTACCCTTGAAGCTTGCCAGTGAATCAGCGTTGAATACTTCTTCAGGTGGGCGTAGCTCTCTGCGCACCGAGCCGTCTGGATTGCGGTAGGTCTGGATGCCGACACGACCAACTACCGGCACGTCTTCCAGATAGCCATCCTCATTTACGGACGCACGAAGCTCTCCCACATCGAAGCGAGATACTGTTTTCATGTTTTTCTCTTATCGTTGTTTTGGTGGCGGCAATATCTTTCCAGACGATTTAGATGCGCATGGCTGATATCCCGGCAATCCCTTGTTCTTGCGCTCACACCCAGGACATTTGCATTCACTTTTCACTAATCATCTCCGATATCGAAAACTGAACCAGCCCAGTCAGGCTCTGCATAGCAGCGACAGCGGATTGGCTGCCCGGGATGACCATCAGACGGTGGGTTATTCCATTTGTACGAGTTACCTTCACGCGCTCTGTGCTCAGGCCTTTCACGCTCATCAAGAACGCCTCGCCACTTATAGCCAGATATCCCGGCATCAGCTTGGCGCTGCTTTGTTAGTGCAGAGTTGGCTTTACCGATCTGGTCTACAGCAATCAGCTTTGCTCGACGCTCAGTTACGCCGTATCGCTCCTGAATCTGCTTCTTGATGGTGTCAGCGCTGGAGCCATTCATTACGCCGCGCTGAATGATGCCTTCCATATCGGATAGCTCATCAGCGGGAATGGACTTAATCAGTCGGGTATTTTCCGATACCCATAGCTCCTGCATTTCACGAAGCCATGGCTCGGCGCGATAAGCATCGACACCCAGCACACCAGATGAAACAGGCACCGTAGTTTGTCCGGCGATAATTGCTTGAGATGGAGGAAGGTCAACGCCTGTCCCGCCCTTCACGATTAAGCGCCATTGCTTATCGTTAAACTGGCTGGTCAGTGCAAAGAATGACGGCAGACGCTCAATTACCGGCTGGAATATCCGGTTAGCCGCGTTGCGCAGATAGGCGAGAATAGCCGCCATATCGTCCTGCCAGCCATCGAAGCGGATATCACCATACGATGAATCGATTTCTTTGTTGAATTGCCTGGTGGCCTTCACAAGCGCGTTTGTGTAGTCGCGTTCTATGCCGTAGGGATGAAGCCATACTCTAGCCATCGTTAATCCTCAGAATAGACGTAATAGCCTCGCTTCTTGAGGGTTGCCACACCTTCATCATTACTAACCCAACCAATTTGCGACCAGCGTTCGTCGGCTTGCGCCAAATAATTAGCTGTTTCTGCCTGCTCCTTATCGGATGGCACAGAAAGTGGTTTGAACTTGATAGTCCAGGTCTTATCCGTAGTGAGGAAGGTTATGGCTTTCTCAATTGCGGGCCGGGCTTCGTCTTTCTGCTTGCGGCCTATCAGTTGCTTCCACGACTCAGGAACTGTGGTCTTGTCCGCCCCCTGCCCTGATGGTGTCTTAGTGAAAAGGATTTGCTCATCAATGCCGGTCAGCGCAGAGATGCGTAATTGCTTGCGGTCCTGCACTTCAACCACGCCGTCCAGAGAACCTTCTAGTAATTCGTACTTCTCTGTATTGGCATCAATGCCGATGGTGTTGCCGTTGCTGCGGGTCATGTCGACCATGTTAAGGCGGGCTTGAACCGTTTCGCGGCCTTCCCCGTCCTGACAGAGTTCAGCCAGGTCAGCAGCCGACCACACGCCCTGCTGCTTACGCTCAAGCAGACTAGTTGCGTGCGCGTGGCTCATACCGTAGTCGGTCAGGGCCTGATAGATACCCTGTAAGCACGAAGCGCCCCAGCCCTGATTCTGGTGTCGAATCTGGTTAGGCAATCGCTCACCGTCGAAGATGTGGCACCGGCTGGCGTGAACGTAGTACGGCGTTCCAGAAATGGGGTTAATCTGATACTGAATGATTTCCCCGTAAGTCATGCTCTCAGGGTTGAGGTCGCGCAGGAATGGCTGCACCTGATAGCGATCGTAAACCCGAACAAACTCAAGTTCGCCTTTGCCAATCTCTGATTTCAGGTCACCACCATCGTTCACACCGAAGAGCATCAGTGAGCCACCATAAAGCCGAGCCCACGCCATTGCATCGGTGTAATGCTGCGTCAGGTTGAGTTCATCCCAGCGAGACATGATCTCTGGCTCGTTGTTCGCGCCTTCGACTGAGAAGCCTGCACGAAACATCTCATCAGCTACGACATCGACAATGCGCCGACCCAAGCCATCACCGAGATAGATGTTATCCAGCGTGCTGCGGGTTAACAGATGGGCTATGCGGATACGGCTGTATGCCGAGCGGTCACCGCCTGTGCCGATGTTCATGAACACGTTCTGATAGCTGTCCGTGCGCATCTGTTTCTCGTGTTTCTTTTGCTGCCTGTTGTTACGTTTAGCCATGTGAGTTCTCAGCTTGCAAGCGCCTTGAGTCTGCGTAGGGCATCACTGCCAAGGAGCAATTCCTCAGTCACGGCGTCGATAAGGTTATCCACGATGTCGTCGTGGTCGTGAGTGTCGTCGTAGGTGAAAGCGCTGTGCTCAGCGATAAACTCTGATGAGAATGAAGCGTCCGATGGCAGATATACGCGCTGCGCCTTAACGACTGGCAGAACGTCCATCGCGCGGGTTACTTTGTCTTTGTTTCGCTGGAGGGCCGTTATCTTGATTGGGAGCTTTTTCTCAAGGTTCTGGATAAGCGCTGTGCCGCTGGACTTGTCCTCGACGTAGATTTTGCGCAGCGTCCCCGCCTCCCGATTCTTGCGCCAGGCTTGTGAGATAAACGCTTTGAAGTTGGTTTCCAGCTCAGGTGCCTTCCACTTTCCCCGCTCCATATGGATCAGATAGAGGTCGCCTTTGTAGACACCCCACTCACACAGTACAGACCAGTCGTTATGGTTTGCTGTCTTCTGCGCGGTATCTGCGGTAGTGAAGCGGTATTCGTAGCGCTCAGGCTCTGGTTTGTCGCCGTCTATGCCGTAGGTTTGCCACCACGAACCGTCAAATACGTTGCCACCCAGCTTGATAGGCTTCTGCATGCCCTGAGACATAAACGTGTATTCGTCTGTGTCCCACTGGCGGAAGAGGTCACCAACGTATTCGTTAGCGGGCCAATATGACCAATAGCCACGCATCTTCTCGGTGTCTTTTACATCGCTCCAGCAATGCTCTTGAAGCCATTCAGGAAGCGACTCAATGTAAGCCTCGTCAATCAGTGCCGGAATAATGACGTGGTCAAAGTCGATACCCATCGCACCGGACAGCATGAAAGCACTACTGTCGTCAGTGTGTAGCCGCTGCTGAATGGCAACGATTGGCGTCGGGTTGTCCTTTGACTTGTTGGCACGACGTGATCGGATGGTGTTGGTTAAAGTCTGCTGTGCTTTCTTGCGCTTAACCTCTGAGAAAACATCGAGCGGCTTGTCAAAGTCATCCAGGTTAATCCAGCCGGAGAAGCCAGGCATTTGATAGCCACCACGTGAACCGGTAATTTGACCACTTGCAGCTCGGCTTACTACTTCCGCTTTAACTTTTCCGTCATCGTTAAGTAACTGCCACTCATCGGCCTGATTAACGCCTAACGAGTGTGGCCACAATCCCTGAAACTCCGCAGATGTGATGATTTCACGGCTGCGGCGGCTATTGCGCTTGGTCAGGGTGTCGCTGAATGAAATATTGAGGTTTCGTACTTTCTGGCAGTTAAGCATCGTCCACACCGGGGCATGAATGCTTAGCATCTCTGTCTTACCACTACCTGGAGGAACGTTGAAGACTACGTTACGGCGCTTGCCAGCAACGATATCTTCGATGACCTGTGCTATGTAGCGGTGATGCCAGTTAACTGACCACTTCTCGCCCTGTAGTAGCTGGAAGAATATGCGGTTAAACGTAAGGAATGAGCGCTCGGACAGGACTTTGATAGCTTGGCGTTCTGCTTCGCTCAAATCCTCCCATTCGAGGAGTTCATTCATAGTTTGCTCAGTATGCTGTTAAGCGCCTTTTCGTCTACCGATACGGAATGCGTTTGTTGGATTGGCCCACCGTCTTTGCCTACCAGTTCGTTTACGACCTTATCGCCGTACTTCTTCGGTGACATGCGAGAGAGCACCCACTTACGGGTATCAACCTGTAGGCGGGCCTTCGCGACTGCGGCACCCTCTTCTTTCACGTCATCAGCAATGTCGATCATCTCTTCGAAAATCGAATCGGCTCGGGTCTCTGTCGCTTTTGCGTATTGGTCCCGAAATTCTTCATGCTCTCCAAGCCAGCGGAACACTGTTGTTTTTCCCGGCATGCCCGGGCGTGAACAAACAGATCGCAGACTTTCACCTTCAGCTAGCTTTGCACAAATATCGGCAGCCACCTCTGGTAGATAGTCAGAAGGGCGGCCCACTTTATTCTTGGTCGCCATATCGAGTCCTTGTGATTGTCATTATCGAAGCCACTGCTTCAATGGCTTCTGTAATGAAGTGTCGTTGTGAAAGTGGCTCTCAGTGTGCGGGTAATTCCCCATCAGCAGCTTTCCGGGCGTAGTAATCAAGGATGTCCTCGATGACTGCTACGCCGGATGGTTTGAGTCCTTCATACTTACCGATGGATGCGAAATACTCCTGGCGATCCAGGTTGTAGATGTCGAGCATCTGAAAGAACTTCATCTCCACTGCGGCAGCATCCATGTCATCAGCCATAAAATAGGATGTGAACATCGATGCAAGACAGTCGGCATCTATGAGAATGTCACCAAATGCAGACCGGTAGATTGGATGGCGATGTTTCGCAGTTTGCATGATGACAAACTCCTCACAGACCTGCCTGGTTATGGGGAATTTTTCTGGTGAATATGGGTTCATGTTCACCTCACGCCGCTGCGTATAGCAATTTCATCTGACCCTTTACCGGAAATGCCGACATGCAACGCGCTTCGAAATCACGATAATCTGAGCATCCATTGGCAATGCTGGTAACGGCAATGATCTGTCGCTCAACCAATGTCAGAGCATCAGGTTTAAGGTGCTGATGGATTTTATCTCCCGCAGCTAGGCGTTTTTTAACCTCTGCATATACTTCTGGGGGCAAGACCGGGCCATATACCCATTTAGCACTGATCATCCCAAAGAGTGCGGGGCGACGGCCTGGTCGATGGCGAGGAAGCCCTGACATTTTAAACATCGCAGAATAAAAAGGATCGCTAAACCTCTTCTCCCATGGCTGAGATTTGTCCAGCAGGAAAATGGCCTTTATTCTTTCATCGTCGATGTGATGAACGGATCCCTGAATGATTGCGTCAATTTGCTCATCACACCAGATCTCGAAGTCTACAGAAAGCCACCGGGCAAACCTGACAGCTAGTTTAGGGTGAAGCCATGTTCCGCCGCCGCGATCTTTACGCGCCCGACTGGTTTTTACATACGGGATTTTCCCGTATCTACGCTCAAGAGCCTGAATGTACGAATCAGTCTCCGGTAGTCGCAGGAAATCATTTGGCGCTTTATCGAATTTATCGGCGGCAGTTGTTGCATCAAACCAACCATCGTCAGAAAAACGCATTGGATGGCCTTCGAAATCAATCGGGATGATATTAGACATCGTATTTACCTTTTTGGTGATATGAGCCAGTTCTCGCAGACATGGACAGCCCAAGAGCGGCACGATGTAAGCCACCGTCCTGTCTCTGTCTCATATCCCGAAAAGCTCTTGGTTTTTGTGCGCGGAGAATGCGCAATTTCTTGCAGACACAAAAAAGCCCCGCGTTGTGCGAGGCTTAGTTTGTTCAATGTACGGTAGGTATTTTTAGAACTATTTCAGGCACTGCGTATTGATGTATTCCTGCAACACTCTCAGGGCTGTTTGGTCGCTGATGATTCCGGATCGGATACCGAGAACGTTGCGTCCAGAAGTTGGAGAGAGTTCGACGGAGGCATCATTGCCCAGGCTGGCGGTGCTGGCGGTTTCGGTTGAGGCTGGCACTGGACACTTTGCTTTGACGAGCACCCGGCTGCCAGCATCCAACTTGCGCACAAGATTTTCATTCTCACGTTTAGCATCAGCCAGCTCCTTTGTGTATTTGGCATCCAGAGCAGCAACATCACGCTGCCTGGTCCGCATGTCGATGATGGTGGCATTCGCCAGTCCCAGCTCCTGAGTTTTATCATCCCGCTGCTTTTTGTATTCGATGGCGTTGTCGCGGTAGTTGTTTGCAGACCATGCCAGGCCGCCAATGACAGCGATAAGTACGATTGGCAGCCAGAACCTTTTCAGTAGCGCAACGATGGCTTCCGTCATGACTTCGGCTCATTCAATTTCCCGCCCGCCTCTTTGAACTTGGCGATGAGGTTGTCTGCCTTGTGCTCGAACTGACCATAGCCAGCACCTGGAAGCGATGCCCAGATGTTACTGCAACGGTCGATAGCCTGGCGGATGTCGCCGTTATCGATAAGAGGCAGCGCGCCACGCTCTTTAATCTGCTGCAATGCAACGGCATCCTGACTGGCAGGAGAGAAATCTTTCAGGCCGAGTTGCTTGCGGTATGCGTCCCACCATTTGGACAGCAGCTGGTAACGACCGGCGGCAGTGGATTTCAGTTTCGGGCTCAGCGTAACCAGCTTGCGCGGGTGATCGGAGTAGTCAGTAAAAAGTGATCCACCGACGATAACGTCGTAACCGTGGTTTTTCGTTGGTTGCCCAGGTTTGTCTGTGCCTTCTGACCAGGCCAGCATATCGAGGAATGCTTTACGCTGTAGGTTCATTGCCTGCATCACCTACTCCGTTATGACGACGCGCGCCAGATTTCCGCGCGCCATCCAGATTGCGGCGCACATTACTGAATTCAGCACCAGTTCCGCTGGGTCAACCTGGACGTACTGCCCCATGATGATTCGAAACGCAGTGCCGCCCGCAGCCAGAATCAGCAGATAAGCAATGAACGCCACGCCGAAGCGGCTACGCTTGCCAGCCTTGCTGAAGAACATCAGCCGCATGACAATCAGGAGGCAAACAATAGCGTTTGCGTCCATCAGAAAAACTTGCCATGTCATTTGTCTTCCTCCCTCAGTCCCGGCATCTTCCCGTCTTTCGACCGGCGGAGGATGCGAAGCAGGACTGCCACGGATATGGAAGCAGAGACTATTGCCCCGACTGTCGGGGATACCTCAACACTGACCGGGGGCTTCATCAGGCTCAGCGGGGTGTTAATCATCCCGGCCATGATTTTTGCCATTGGCACAGAGAAGGTCACACCGCCGATAAACGAAATGACGGCGAAGATTGCCTGCTTCCATAGTTGATGAGGATCTGAGGTCAGCACGTATAACGCCGTTCCCGCCAGCGACCCGAGCATTACCGCGGGAGTGGCCTCAGGAAACAGCGCAGCTAAAGTGACACCGACCGCAGCCGATGTAACCCCGCCAGCAATAGTGATTGGCTCAGACATAAGCATTCCGTGTATAGAGAGAAAGTGCCGCCGGGTGAATTAACGACAAAGCACAGAGGGATGGTCCCGACGACACAAATAAAAAAAGCTCACCATGTGGCGAGCAATATGAGGGTATGGCTTGAGCCGAATGGCTCTTGTAATCGGCTCGTTATTTATCTATACGTGAGCCGAATGTCCCGGGTAGCGGGTTCTGGTGCTGATTGACAGAGTCGAACTGCCGACACCCTGATTACAAATCAGGCGCTCTACCTTCTGAGCTAAATCAGCCAATAAAAAAGCCACCGGCGTTAACCAGTGGCTCGATAAACTCAAAATGTCATGTCACACACAAGAATGGCAACATATACGATTTATTCTGCTCATTTGTTCATTAAAATGCAAGCACGTTATCAACATTTTTTGAGATTTTCTTCGCATTATCGCGAACAATGAATGCATTTTGCATCGGTTGATACAGGCAGAATAGCGCAGCATTTAGGGTGTCTTTTACTTCGCGGCGCACGGTAGAGATGCTTGGCTTCCTGTACTGATTCCCGCCCCTGGTTTTCATCAGGCGAGGTGAAGCTGTGGCATGCTGCCATGACGCGATGCGGATCTCACTGGACTGATAGACGTAATAGGCCAGCAATACCTTATAAGCGTTACTGTCGATCTGCTGCAGGTGCGCCCCCACCACTCGACTAATCAGCATGCCATCGTCGTCACTGCATACCTGGCGGCTACATTGCTGCGGCTCAACGGTCGCCATAAATTTGGCAATCATGTTGATCATCGATTTATCAATGCGGCCAGTCTGCACCCAGGCACCCCACAGATGAAGCCAGCCATCAATCCAGCGGTATTGGTCGGTAGTCAATTCCAGCTTCATGCTTCTGCTCCTGCTTTCTGGTAAATACGAATGAGGTTTCTGAGGATCCGGTAATCAACCAGCACGGAACCCGGGCGGCGATAAATGCGGAGGCTTTGCCAGCGAC